GGCTCGCGAAGAGTCAGACGCGCGGGCCGTCCCCGGTCGGCTAGAAGCTCCGGGGCTCGTAGAGCAGAGGGGCGCTCCTGGTGGGCGCCTCTCTTGCGTCCGTCCGACGGGGATGCTTCCATTCGCGGCAGACAATCACCCCCGCTCAGGCGGGGACTGAATCCAACATGAATCGAGGGCAGTAGCCATCGCCGACGAGACCACTACCTCATGGGTGGACTTGCTCCGTGAGAGCAAGGGTCCGCTGATCGAGGGGCTCCGCTACAAGACGGTGTTCCTCGGGGAGACGCGCAGGGACAAGAACCCGCGCAGGTGGGCGGGCAAGCAGGTGACCATCCCGATCATCGAGGCGCCGCAGCAGGGCGCGAGCATGATCGGTGAGACCTCAACGCTGACGTCGCCGGAGGTGCTCGACACCGAGCAGGCGACGATCACGTCCGCGATCATCGAGATCGCCATTTCGTTCTCGACGCAGGTGATCGAGGCGGCCAAGCAGGACGACACTTCGTGGGCGCAGGTCGTGCCGACGAAGATGCGTCTCGCCGAGGACGTCATCGGCCGCGTCATCAACGAGCAGGCGCTCGGCGCGGGCAACGCGGTCCTCGCTGTCGTCGCGGGCACCACCGCGGCGTCCGGTGCGGCGACGCAGAACATCAACGTCGGCACGACCGCGAACTTCTACCAGCTGTACGTCGGCCGTGTCGTGGACGTGCAGGTGACCTCGTCCGGTGCGACGGTCGCGCTCGGCGTGAAGATCAGCGACTACAGCGAGTCGGCCGGCACGATCACCGTGAACGGCAGCTTCCAGACGACCAGCGCGGACAGCGTCTACATTCAGGGGTCGCGTGGGAACGCGCTCCAGGGTGTCGGACAGGCGGTCGCGGTGACCGGCACGTTCGAGGGCGTCGACAAGGCGGCCGTGAAGGTGTGGCAGGGCACGGACGTCACGCCGACGAACGAGACCGACCCGCAGATGTCGGTGCTCGCGAAGGCCGAGCGGAAGGCCCGCCAGTACGCCGGCTCGACGCCGGACTACTACATCTGCGACCCGGCCGTGCTCGACAAGTACGAGCAGGGCCTGCACGCGCAGGCACGGTGGGCTGGCGACAAGATGAAGCTGCAGTCCGGCTTCGTCGGGATCGAGTACCGCGGCAAGGCCCTGATCGACGACTTCGACATGCCGTCGAAGACGATCTTCGGGATCGCCCGCGACGACGTGACGATCTACACGCTCGACGACGGCCCGGACTGGGACGACAAGACCGGCTCGATCATGCAGCGGTTCAGCCGCAAGCTGCCGGTCGAGGCGTGGCTCGTGTGGATGCTGCAGTTCGGCTTCCACCGGTGCAACAGCTTCGTGAAGATCGGCAAGATGGCGCAGGCCGACTAGCCTCCTCCCCCTGGTGGAGAGTCCGAGAGGGGCGGCCTGACCGCCCCTCTCGGCTTCCGAAGCCCGGTTTGTCCGCTCGCTCTGTGACACTTGAGGGGTGCCGAGAGACAACTTCAAGGGGGCCGAGGGGCCCATTGGGCCTCCTGGCTCGAAGGGCGACCCTGGGGTCCCGGGCGCTGACGGCACCCTTCAGGGGCCACCGGGTGAGACCGGCCCTGCCGGGCCGCAGGGTGATCCTGGGCCGGCGGGCAGCGCTGGCGCCGCAGGAGCTCAAGGGCCAGCTGGGAACGACGGGGCTCAGGGGCAACAGGGGATCCAGGGAGTGCAAGGCCCACCGGGCGCGGCCGGCAGCGTCAAGTGCCGCCTCGCCGCCGACGACGCGCGTTCGGTCACCGCGAAGAACAACCTGACCGGCATGGCCTTCGTGCTCGCACCGAACACCGTCTACTCCTACGAGTTCGTGCTCTACACGACCGCGAACGCGACGACGGTCGGCGTGCAGTTCTCGGAGACGTTCGACGGCACCGTGACGGCATGGCGGTCGCAGTTCATGGGCACGGGAACGGCGACGACTCTCCTCTCCATCTCCGACGTGCCCGCGTCCCCGCACGATTTCAACCCGCTTGCCTCGCAGGGGAACGTGGCGGGTGAGGTGCGGATCAGCGGCACCATCGAGGTCGGCGCGTCCGGCGGCACCTTGCAGCTCCAGCACGGGTCGGAGACAGCGACGCTGACGACGGTGCTTCGTGGCTCGTGGGGCGTCCTCTACCAGCACTAGAGCCGCGACTCGATCACCCGCTGCCACGCCTCCGCCGAGACACGGTAGACCCGGTCGGAGGGATGCTCGGTCGCGTGACGGACGAGATTACGGGCCGGATGGCGCCGGCGGGACTCGAACCCGCGGTCTCAGCCTTATGAGGGCTGCGAGATAAGCCAGCTTCTCTACGGCGCTACGGCGAGGATAACCCCGCGCCCGGACAGACGCAAGCACATCCGCCCTCCCGGTTACGCTTCCCGGTGATGCTCTCCCGCACCACACTCGACTTCATCTCGATCTCCGAGCGGACACCGCAGAGCCGTGAGATCGACCGTGAGCTCCGCAAGCTCGACGACCGGCTGTTCCTCGACCCGGAGATGGACCCCGACTTCGACTGCCTCGTCTGGACGGTCAAGTACCACATGGGCGCCGGTCAGGCCCCGGCGTGGATCGCCGACTGGCGCGACCCGGACACCCGCCGGCCGCTGGATCTCTCCTGGGGCCTGTGGCTGATGGTGAAACGGCGGGAGGGCCGTGACCCGTTCGCGTTGCGCGACTCGATCCGCGCCGACAACGAACGCACCCGCACGTTGCGCGCGGAACGCACCCACGCCGCCTACGAGGAGATCGCGAACGACATCATCCCCAGGATCAAGAGCGCCGGCCACTCGGCGGTGCTGCACCGGGGCCCGCACCTGCGCCGGTCGCGGGAGAGGCGCCGCTCGCTCGGGCTCGGAGGGTAGCCGTGGCCGGTCTGACCGTGCAGATTGAGCAGAAACGGGAGGAGCTGGAACAGCTGAAGGAGAAGGCGAACCTGCTCCGGCTCGAACGCGCCGACACGCTCGAGCGCGCCCGCGTGCTGCTCGAGGAGATCGCCGAGCTCGAGGACTTCCTGGTGGGAAGGAGCGGCTAGATGGACTACGCGACGATGCAGACCCGGACGCTGTCGGACAGGTTCGGGGAGACGAAACGAACCGACGCGAAGGCGTGGATCAACACGGGCATCTCGAACCTGTGGGCGCTCTATGCGTGGGCGTTCAAGCGGGAGCCGCCGACCGCGTTCACCTGGACGGCCAGCACACCCGACGCGGTCATCACGAACCTGACGACAGCGGGGGTGGAGGAAATCCTGCACGTCTACGACGCCGACGGGGTGGAACTCCGGCCGCTCACGAATGAGGAGTTCGAGGCGACCTACCAGGGCGCCGATCCGGGCACCCCCGAGTCGTACACGACGTACGGTGCCGGGTCCACGTTGAAGCTGCGGCTCGGCCCGACCCCCGCCGCGTCGGGGAGCGGCACCGCCTCGTTCAACCGGAGCGCCCCCACCCTCGTCGACGACACCGACGACCTTGCCGATGAGGGCTGGCCGGCCGAGCATCACCTCGTCGCCGTGTTCGAGGCGCAGATGATCGGGATGCAGAACGAGTCCGACCCGTCCTACGCGGAGATCGCGCGCAGCCACGGGCGGGCGCTCGACGCGATGCTCGCCGCGCTCCTCCCGGACTCGGGCGGCACGAACCGTGAGTACGGGCGGGACGAGGGCGTCTAGCCGTGAGCACGGTCGAGCTGGAGAAGCTGCAGCGGCCGATCGCTGACTTCAGCGGCGGCTGGAACTGCCGTGACGCGCCGGAGGAGGTCGCCGACAACGAGACCCCCGACGCGATCAACATGACCCTCGACGAGCGCGGCGGCGCCTCGAAACGACTGGGCCTTCAACGCCTCAATGGGGCCTCCGCGCTCGCGTCGTCACCGAAGAACCAGTTCTACTGGAAGACCGCCGACGTCGTCGTCGCGCAGGTCGGCACCGGCCTCTACGAGAGCGCCGACGGTGGCGCGACATGGGCGGTCTGCCCGAACGTGGTCGCGATGAGCACCAGCGACACCGTCGGGTTCGCCGAGTTCAAGGGCGACCTGATCGTCGTGCACCGCTACGACGGCGTCTTCACCTACACGACCGGGGACGTGTGGACGAACCGGAACTCGACCGTGAAAGGGCAGGCCGTTGACGTCTGGTTGAACTACGTGTGGGTCGGCGGGCCCGACAGCCCGCGGGTGTGGAGGTCGGCGATCGGTGACGTCACCACCTGGGACACATCCGGGACCGGCGACTGGGTTGACATCCGTGACGGTGACGACTCCGGGATCAGCGCGATCGGCGTCGGGCAGAACATGGACGTGCTCGGCCGTCCCGGCCTGCTGATCTCGAAGAGCGGCGGCCAGCTCGCCCGCATCTACGACTCCTCGACGCTCGCGTACACGCTGATGCACCGGGACGCCGGCGCGGAGGGACCGTTGTCGCTCGCGACGGTGCTCGGGATCACCGTGTTCCTGAACCGCCGCGGCCTGTGGGTGACCGACGGGGTGAAGGAGCCGGAGCGGGTGTCGCAGCGGATCGAGCCGCTCTTCACCGAGAACGAGCTCAACTTCACCACCCTCAAAGCGGCCGCCGGCGGCGTCTACCAGGACCGTGTCGTCTTCAGTATCCCGCGCGGCTCCGCGCAGGCCACGAACAACTTCACGCTCGAGTACCAGCCGAAGGACGGCTGGGTGATGCCCCATAACTTCGGCGCTTCCTGCTTCGCGGTCTACTCGAAGGGCGCGCAGCGGCTCCTGTCCGCGTCCCCGACGGCCGGGTATGTGCGCCGCACGTTCGCGTCCGGGGCGGATGAGGGTGCGGCGGTCACGTCGCACTTCCAGACCCCCTGGTATCGCTTCAACGAGGGCGCGGAGACTCGGGTCAGGCGGCTGCTGCTCGGCGGCCGCGGCAGCTTCAACCTGTACGTGAAGCGCAACTACGAGCAGGGGCAGGGCACGCTGACCGCTGTCAACCTGGAAGGCAACGCGGGGGTCTGGAACGCCTTCAACTGGAACGACGGCACCGTGTGGGGGCCGATCCAGTACGAGGACTTCCTTCCGATCTACAGTCTCGGTGTCGCCCGCGCGTTCGGGTTCCGCTTCACGCACACAGGCACTACGTCCGCGACGGCACCTAAGCTACTCGGCGACGGCTACGCACGGGAGATCGGGGCGTTCGCGGTGTACAGCATGCTCATCGACCACATCCGGCTCGGAGGGTTCTAGTGCCCGTCCTCGACATCGAGAGCTACAAGCCGGTCGCGGCGACCGGGGCGGACGCGAACCAGGTCGCGAACGGCCTGCAGGCGATCGAGGATGTCGTCAACGGGCTCGACTACGCGAACTTCAAGATCGGTGCCGCCGCGACCGAGCAGATCGTGCGGGGCAAGGTAACCGGGGACGCCGCGGACAGGTTCGCGCTGCTCGAGTCGGGAAAGATGTCGTGGGGGCCAGGGTCGGGTGCGGCGGACACGTCGCTGGAGCGGAGCGCCGCCTCGAAGCTGTCCCTCGGGTCCGACGACACGCTCAAGCTCGGCTCGGGCGGGATCGAGTTCCCGGACGCGACTGTGGCGACGACTGCTGGCGTGGTACCGGCTGGTGTCATCCAAATGTACGGTGGGGCAGCGGCCCCGGCCGGATACTTGCTCTGCGACGGAACCTCGTACCTGCGTGCCGACTACGCGGCCCTCTTCACGTCCATCGACACGGCTTACGGGTCGGCGGACGGGACGCACTTCAACGTGCCGGACATGCGCGGACGGTTCCCCGTCGGGCGAGGCACACATGGCGATTGCAATACGCTCGGTGACTCCGACGGGCAGGCCACGGTCGGTTCTCGGCGTCCGAAGCACAAGCACACTGTCGTCCAGCCGACGATGGGAACAGCTCTGAAAACGAGTGCAACGGGCTCGATCGGTGACGTGTTCGTGGAGCGCAACCCAGGTGGTGCGGGTGAAACGTCCTTCACGTTCCCCGACATCACAGGCGGCACCGTCGGCCCGCAGACGAACGTGCCGGTCGATGACGCCCCCGCCTACCTCACCGTCAACTACATCATCAAGGTTTGAGGGGGGAAGGAGAACTAGATGGCGGCCAAGACCTCGCTGTACCTGAACACGCGAACGGTGACGGCGAACCAGCAGGCGATCTACAACCGGGGCGACCTCTCCAAAACCATCATCCGCGCGGTGTGCGCGTACCTGTGATGGAGACCGTCCGCTCTGACAGGCACACTCCGGGAAGGAACCCACGATGAGTTTTCTTGACGTTCAGGAGCAGGGGACGCAGCCGAGCCTTCGCGGCCGCTTGCGTCGCCGCGAGGGCGTCTTCAGCGGCTTCCTGCAGCCGGAAACCCCGAACGTGCATCCGGCCGTCGCCGCCTACCTCGCCGGCGGCGATGTGAACCGGCAGGGCTACCTGTCGCTGCTGCAGGGCGGCAGCGGTGTCGGCGGTGTGCAGCCCGCGCCGGAGATGCCGAGCTTCGACACCCCGGCCGGGCCGTCGGCGGCGCTGCCGATGACACCGAACGATCCCGGAGACCAGTCCCCGGAAGGTCAGGCGAAGCGGAGCTACCTGACCGACCCGATGTACCAGCGTGCGATCGCGGAACGAGACACGGCGCTGAAGAGCCGCCGTGGCTCGCAGGTCGCCTCCGAGAAGAACCTGCTGCTCGGGTTCGGCTCCCGTGAGATCGCCGACAAGCTCCTCCGCGCCCGCGTGAAAGACAGCGGGTACGCTGACGCGCTCGGCGTCCCGTCCGGCGACACCTTGCCCGACAGCCTCGCGGCGATCGTCGCGGCGATCAGCGACAACCCGGACACGTCGCAGTCCACGATGGCGCAGCTTCGGCGGGCCGCCCGGGAGAGCCAGCGGAGCACGACCGCGCAGATGAACCAGGAGGGCAACCTCTACTACTCGGGCGCGCACGCCCGCGCGTTGCGGAACCTCGACTACCAGAACCAGGGTGACGTCAACGCGGCGACGCAGAGCCTGTACGCTCAGCTCGCCGGGCTGAGCGGCGACACGTCCGGGCTCGAGGACGAATGGAGGTCACGGATGCTCGGTGAGGAAGGCAACGCCTACCAGCGCGCCCTCGCGGCGGCGCTGAGCGCGGCGGCGCTCGCGGGCGGCACCCCGGGTGGCACCCCGGGTGGCACCCCGACCACACCGTCCGAGACTCAGACGCTGACGCCCCCGCCGGTCGTCGACACGGGAAAGGGCGAGATCGGAGGGGCGCCGCTGCCGCCCGGCCTCGGTCCGATCACGCCGGGCGCAACGGTCAACGTGAACCCGGTCGAGATGGCCGCCCGGACCGGCGGTGTCGGCCCGGTCGGACAGGGAGGCGTGGTCAACGTGAACCCGGTCGCGCAGGCGGGCATGTCCGGCGGGCTGGGCGCGATCACGCAGGGGGGCACGTTCGGTGTGAACCCGGTAGCGATCGCCGCGTCGGCTCAGGAGGAGGAGGCGCGGAAGAAGCGTCTCGAGCAGGCGTTCGCGTCGCTCACCTGGGGGCTCTAGCCCGTGAGCGTGATCCCCTACCTCTCGCACGGGGCGACAGCCCCCGTGAAGCCGAAGACGCCCGTGAAGAGCGACACCGGCTACCTCGGGTACATCGCTCAGATCCTGGGGATGATGCCGAACCCGAACGACCCGTCGTTCCAGCCGCGCTCCGAGAAGGACATCCGCGCCCGCGCCGGGGCGGACATGGCCGCGATCCTCGACCCGTACCGGGCCAAGGCCGAGAGCGCCTACCAGGCGCGGAGCGCGCAGGGCACCGAGGCGATCAAGGGCTACACCGACTTCTTCACCGACCGGCTCGCGCAGGTGCCCGGGCAGGTCCGCAGCGCGTACGCGAACCAGCGGGCAGGCACCGCCGCCGTCGGCGACGCGCTCAGCGACTACCAGGGCAGCGCGGGCGCAGCGGGGGTCGGCTCGCTCGAGCAGGCGTTGCGGGCGATCGGCGCACCGGACGTGGAGGGAACCGTCGCGCAGCAGGGTCAGCTCGCGCAGAACAACGCCGGGACGACCCGGGCGTTGTCGGCGGCCGAGCTCGACCGGATGAGCAATCAGGGCACCGCGCAGGAGGCGTTCGCGGCGCAGATGCCCGGGATCGGTGTGCTCCATGGCGGGCAGACGCTCAGCGGATACCTCGCCGGGATCGGCGCCTCACGGGATGAGGCGATCGCCGGGATCGACGCGCAGGCTCCGGGGCTCGCGCAGAACCTCTTCCAGACCTACTACGCCGAGAACGCCGACAGGGCGAAGACCCGCGCGGACGTTCAGGGCAACCGGGCGCAGCTCGCGTCGTCGCTGTACCAGGGGATGACGGATCAGGAGCTGAAGAAGCAGATCGCGGAGGCCGGCTTCAATGTGGACTGGGCGCATCTGGACACGACGATGCGCGGGCAGAACCTCGACTTCGAGGCTGCGCTCTCGTCGATCACCGGCGCGAATCAGCGGGCGGCGAACACGCTCGCGGCGAAGGGGAATGCCCCGTTGACGCAGAGCCAGCGGAACACGGTGCTGAACGGGGCGCTCAAGCAGGCGCAGACGCTCTACAACGGCCCACCGGGCGCGGTCGGCGGCTGGATGGTCGGCGGCGACAAGGAAGCGCTGTTGAGTGCGGCCGGGCTCGGTGCTGTCAACGGCATCCGCGGCCGGGCGTTCAACAAGGTCTACGCGATGCTCGCCTCCCGCCTGCCCGGTGAGAGTCAGGCCACGCTCAGGCAGCGGACCGAGCAGATCCTCCAGCAGGCCGGCTACCCGCCCAAGCAGACGAGGGGCTAACGTGGCCGCGCGAGGCGGCATCGCGATCTCGCCGGGCGCGAAGGCGAGGATCCGGCGGGCGCTCGACCGGCGCCCGGAGGAGGGCACCCGCGGTGTTCGCACGTCCCGGCCGGAGGTCGGCAAGGTCGCCCCGATCGGCGGCACCTCGGTCGCCGGGGTGACGTCTCTGCGGGCGGCGGCGAGCGTCCCGTCCCGCGCGGAGGTCGCAGCCACCAGGTGGGCGGAGATCGACAGGCACGTGCCGAAGCTGCGCGGTCTCAGCGCCGGCGAGCTCGCCGAGATGGACGCGCGCGCGGCCGAACGCGACGTGTTCAGGGGGTCACTCGTCGGCGCGCTCGGCGACAGGTTCGCGTCCGTCCGGCGGGCGCTCGAGCTCACCGGCCGGGTCTGGCAGAAGGGGATCGCGCCGCTCACCGGCACGACACCGGAGTTCGACGCGGCCGCCGCCTACCGGGAGCAGCAGCAGCGCTCCATGATCGAGAAGAGCGGCCTCGCGACCGGGCTTCCCGGACGGTTCCTTGAGGGCGCGGCGACCGCGTTCATCGGCGCCCCCGCCGGCGCGGCCGCGCTCCTCTACAAGCCGAAGTCGGTTATCTCGGGCATGAAGGACGCTTATGTGCGGAAGTACGGGTCGGGTGATCTGCGGGAGACGCTGACGCAGATGTCGCTTGACCCGTTCGGGACCACGCTCGACGTCGGGCTTGTGGGCAGCGCCGGGTTCAAGCTCGGCACGCTCGCCAAGCCTGGGCTGAAGGCTCCGCCGTACCGGTTCGTGTACCCGGAGGGCGGACGGCCGGACATGCCGACGCTCCGCACGAGAGCGGAGGCAGCCGACGCGCGGGCTCAGGCGGCCGTCAGGAGCGGGTCGGAGAAGGCGGCCGATGTGGTCGGGGAGGCGGAGTCCGCCCGTGCCGCTGTCGCCGCCGCCGAGTCCGGCAAGGGCGGCGTGCAGTTCTTCCGCTCCCCGAACGAGCTGGCCGCGAAGGCCCAGCAGGGCATCGACCGGCTCTCCGAGACGATCCCCGGTGTGCCCGTCGTCGGCGCCCGCGCCCGGGTGGGGCACAGGCTCAACTACATGCTCGAGCGGGAGCGCGACCGGCTGCTCGAGCCGGGCACCGAGTTCTCCGTCGCCGCCCGCAAACTGTCGGGTGACGAGAAGCTCGCCTACGACCTCCTCCGCAGCCACGGGCCGAAGGCGCCGGAGCGGGCGCTCGGGGAGATCGACCTGCGCGAAAGGCTCCTGTCCGACCCTGGGTTCCGGCAGGAGATGGGCCTTGGGAAGAAGGTCAGTCTGCTAGAGCGCCGCGACCAGCGGAAGCTAATCGACCGGCTGCTCGAGGTCGCCCCGCTGCTCACGAAGCCGACCGAGCAGGTGACGGACGCGCTCGGGAAGGGGCGGGCGTTGACCGAGTACGGGGAGCGGATCAAGCTCGCGGAGGGCGCGCTGCTGCCGGAGACGGCGGCGAAGGCGGTGGAGGCTAGGAGCAGGCTCGTGACGGGCGGCCGGATGGTCGAGCAGCAGTCCGACGCCGCCTACACCATCGAGGTACTGCAGGACGCGATCACGCAGGGGGAGATCACGTTGGAGGAGGCCGCGCTGCTGCTGAAGCGCGCGCTCGGGCAGGAGAAGACGGCGCGGGTCATCGAGGGCGGCGAGCCGCCGGGCGCGGGGGCGTTCTACGGGAAGGACATCAGCTCCCGCCGGCTCCGGTCGCTGTTCGCGGGCAAGCGGTCGCTGAAGAAGCGGAAGCTCGTGCAGGAGAGCCAGCAGGTGCTGTTCCTGTCCGGCCGTGCCGTCCGCGGCCCCGAGGCAACCAAGCAGGCGTTCCTGGAGGTCACCCGCCACCTGGACGAGCGGATGCGCCGGCAGCTCGCGGAGGACCTCAGCGTCCCGATCCCCGCAGCGCAGGCCGGTCGTCCGTCACCCGGCTATCAGCCGCTCCCACCCGCGGTCGGACGGCTGCCGCACGGCAGCGGCGAACGGCTCACCCGGGAGGACATCAGCGACCTGTCGGAGCTCGCGAAGGAGGTCGGCTCGCAGCCTGCCAAGTCGGTGCTCAGGCAGATCGACGAGGACTTCCTCGACAAGCTCACCCGGCCGACCGGGCGGGGCAACTACCCGGTCTGGTTGCAGGCGCCCGTCGACCTGCTGGACATCTCGAACGACATCGCCCGGCTCGGCTTCGTGTACGTGAAGGGCTCGTACATCCCGCTCAACTTCTCCTCGAACATGGTCTTCCTCGGGATCAAGCATCCGGTGCTGCTCCCGAAGCTGATGCTCGACGCGCTCCCCTCCCGCCTCCGGCCCGCCTGGGCGGGGAAGGGCCCGTTCAGCGACGCTGTCCTCCACCGCTACGACCTGGAGGTCGGCTCCGGCGCGGCGGAGGCGCTCGGCCGTGAGTCCGGGCACACGATCGTCGGGAAGGCCGCCGAGAAGGTCGCGCACGTCTCGAGCGCCGCCGCTGACCTGCTGCCCCGGCGCGCGTCGATGATCGGGTCGCTCTACAAGATCGGGGTCAAGGACGACGCGGCCGCGCTGCGCCTGCTGAACGACCCGGCGAAGCGGCACGTCCTGAACCAGATCGCGGAGGAGGCCGAGAACGGATTGGTGCGCTTCCGCGGGCTCAACCAGTTCGAGCGGGAGTTCGCGTCGCGCGGCCTGTTCGTGTACCGGTGGGTGAAGGGCGCGAGCCGCTACGGGTTCCGGCTCGGCGTTGACCATCCGCTGCGTGCCGAGCTGATCGCGAACCTCGGCCGTGAAGGCGCCGACGAGATGTTCCGTGTGTTCGGCGCGCTCGCCTCCTACATGGATGGGCTCGTGCCGGTCGGCAAGCTGCCGGAGCCGCTCCGCTCGCTCTTCGGGCAGGGCGGCCGCAGGACCGTCCGCGGGGTGGAGGTGCAGGGCGCGGCCAACCCGGTCGGGATCACCCCGATCGGCACCGCCGCCAACACCTTCCGCACGATCGGCGGGCTCCTCTCCGGCCGCCGGATGCCGACCTCCGAGCTTCCGATCCAGTACCTGAGCCCGCCCCTCCGAGGTGCGGTCGAAGCGACGACCGGCTACAACTCGTTCCTCGGCGCCCCCTACCCGGCCGACAAGGGGCCGCTCGAGATCCTGCTCTCGGCGACGACGGAGGGGTTCCCGCTGGCGGAGGCGTTCAAGACAGCGCTCCGCAAGCAGGACACGAGCTCGCTCGCGGGGAAGAGCCCGTCCAGCCTGCCCGCCTACCTGCCCCAGTCCGGTGTCGCCGCAGCGCTCCGGCAGGCGTTCCTCGGCTCCGGCCGCAAACGCGACGTCATCCTCTCGGCCGCCGCCGCCACCGCACGGAAGGAGCGCCGGTCGATGCTGACCCCCTCCGAGAAGATCACCGACGACGTCGCCTACATGCGCGAGCAGATCCTCGCGGGCGCGAAGAAGGCGAACCTGCCGCTCGAGAACGGCAAGCTGCCCGCCGCCGTCGACCGGGCGATCAGCCTGTGGGAGAAGCGGAAGCGCGGCCGGCTCGACTACAAGCGGGAGCACGGGGTGAGGAAGATGGGCTCGCTCGAGAACTACCTCGCCGACATCCAGACCGCGGTCGGCATGAACGTGATCTCTGAGGCTCGGGCGAAGGTTGAGTCTGAGATGGCGACCCGGGCGTTCGCGGACCCGCGCACCCGCTATCAGGTGGAGCAGCGGATCACGCAGATCGGCCGGTCGGTGTTCATGAGCGGAGTCCTCTCCGGCGCGGAGCGCGCCGTGCGGCAGGGCGTGATCGAGTTCTCGGTGCCCCTCCGCCGTGCCGCGCTCCGGTTCGGGCTCGACCCGTCCGCCGTGCTCGCCGTCGCGGGAGGGGAGGGCGGCTTCGAGAACCGCGCCGGCGATGTCGGCGATGGGGGCACGAGCTTCGGCCCGTTCCAGCTGCACGAGGGCGGCGCGCTCCCCCGCCGCTTCGCCGGGAACCCCGGTGCGGCCGACTCGTGGGCGTGGTCGGATCCGGGTGTGGACTACGCGCTCGGGCGGATGGCCGGGGCCGGCGCGAATGGCCTGCGGGGCGCCGCCGCGATCGACGCGATCGTCCGTCGGTTCGAGCGACCGAAGGATCCGGACACGAGCGTCCGCAACGCTCTAGCTCGACTAGGGGTTGAGGGTGAGGGTTTGGTTGAGGGTCAATCACGTGGAAACGCTGGCGCGACGAGGGGTTCCCGTCGGGATCTCGCGCTGGCGCTGCTGGGGAGCACCGGCCCGAGCGGGCGGCTCGACACGAACATGATGCTGCAGACGCTGATGCAGCGCCGCGGCGCTGCACCCTCGAGCCCGGGGTTCTCGCTCGCGGATGTCGGCACCGGCGCGGTCAGTGTCTCCGGTGCTGGTGCGGCCCCGAGCGGCCTGGACGCCGGCTTCGTCGAGCGCTTGCAGGCGTTCCTGAAGGCGACCGGTGGGAAGCTCACGTCGGGCCGTCGTTCGACGGAGAGGCAGACGCAGCTGTGGAACGCGGCGTTGATGAAGTACGGGTCGGTCGCGGAGGCCCGCAAGTGGGTTGCCCCGCCGGGCCACTCGAAGCATGAGACGGGGATGGCCGCGGACATCTCCTGGGGGAGCCCGGAGGCGCAGGCTTGGGCGCACCGGGTCGCCCGCGAGTACGGGGTCTGGTTCCCGCTCGGGAACGAGCCGTGGCACGCCGAGCCGATCGGCAGCCGAGGATGAAGGTCATCCTGACCGTCTGTTACAACTCGGGCAACGCTGCCTCCTGACATGGACTTGGTGAAGTCTCTCCTCCCCATCGCGTTCGCTGCCGCCGTAGGTCTTGACCCGCAGGCGCTGGTCGTGCTCGCGAGCGCGATCATCCTTGCCGTGCTCGCTCTCCGTTCGCAGGCGCTGCGGCTGTACCGGGAGGAGCGGACGGCGCAGAGGATCGCTCGGGAGCGGGCGGAGAAGGAGCTCGCCGCCGCGAGGGCGCGAGTCGCTGACCTTGAGGCGCTCCCCGACATCGAACGGCTGTACACGCTGATGGCCGCGCACGACGAGCGGATGAGCGACCTCGGGGACGGCCTCGTGGCGTCGTTGCGAGCCAACACCCTTGTCCTGCAGGGGATCGCAGAGACGCTCGGTGAGCGCCCGTAACGTCCGATCATCCTCGTAGCCTTCGCGTCATGCTGGCGCGTTTGCAGGCACTCGAGCAGATGGAACGGTGGGCCCGGGCGGGGGAGCGGGAGAGCGCGGGCGCGAACCGCTCCGCGCTGATCGACCGGATCAACCAGTCCGCCGGCGTGCCGGTCGGCTCACCCTACTGCGCCGCCGCGATCGCGTTCGCGTTCAAGGTCGCCGCCGGCATCAGCGACTTCGGCGGCACCCTCGGCGACGCCTCCGTCGGCTACCTCGAGAAGTGGGCGCGCGACAAGGGCTGGCTCCACACCCGCCCGTTCCGCGGCGACGCCTTCGCCTGGCAGCTCGACGGTGACACGTGGCCCGACCACGCAGGGATGGTCCGCAAGGTCATCTCCTGGGGCGGCCTCCTGTTCACGGTCGACACGGTCGAGGCGAACACGAGCTCGAGCGCCGCCGGCTCGCAGGACGAGGGCGGCGGCTTCTACTTCCGCAGGCGCACGTTCCGCCGCGGCCGTGTCCTCTTCGTCCGTGATCCGCGTGAGTCGCTGAAGAACCCCGAGCCCGTGGCGAGGACGACCGGGCAGGCGCCGGAGCCGCGCCCGAGCTCGCGGATACGCCGCTGCGACGTCGCCGTCGACGGAGAACTCGTGCTGCGCGCGCAGCGGCTCGACAGCGAGAAGTTCCTGGCGCGGCTGCCCAGGCTGATCCTGCGTGCCAAGCACGCTGTCACCATCGACATCAGGGAGGGCAAGTAGATGTTCAAGAAGCCGATCGTCCGGCTGGCCGCCCGTGCGTTGCTCGCCGGCCTCGCCGTCCTCGTCGTCGGGCTTGAGCAGGCCCCGGCGTGGGACACGGAGACGCTCCGGGCGCTGCTCGTCGCCGCAGGGTTCGCCGCGCTCGAGGTGTTCACCCCGCTCAACAGCCTGGTCGGAGCGTTCAAGAAGGGGTAGCTCCCGTGGCGGCAGAGGTTCTCTCCCCGCACGAGCTCGCGCAGATCCACCGCTCACGAGAGAAGCGCTGCCGTGACCTCGGCTACATGCCGTTGGAGGCGAAGCTGCTCGCCGAGAGCGACGCTGACCTCAACCTGCTCGAGAAGCTGATCGAGCTCGGCTGCGAGCAGCACCTCGCGTTCGAGATCGTCGTGTAGGGGGACGGCCGACCGGCGGCCGTCCCCCCGCACTTCCTATGAGGAGAGCGCTGTGGTCTCCGCCACGAGCGCGTCCGGGGCGACCCGGTCCGCCCGGGCCGGGGTGCCGGCCGAGTGCCGCACCTTCTTCAGCGACGGTGCCCGGCTGTCGATCCCGACGGCCTTCTCGACCGCCAGCAGCCTCGCCTCGATCGCGTCGAGGACGTGATCGTCGGCGAGCGCCACGACGGGCAGCTCGACTGGCGCCTCGGGCTCCTTCGGCTCGGCGTCCGCTGCGGGCTCCGCGGGGACGTCCGCCGCAGGCTCCGGCTCCACCACGGGCGCCTTCTCCTCCTTGTTCCTTGCCATGCTCTTCACCTCCCTCGATTCATCGGAGAACAGACTCGATCCGGCCTGACAGCCAATCGTCGGGCCGCCACAGGAACGCTTGCACGCGCGGGCCCTCATTGTGAGGGCGAGCGAGCGTGCCTACCGTGCGGAGCTCGAGCAGCCACGCCTCCTGGTCGAGCGTCGGATTCTTGCCCTCCGCCTTCAACTCGGCGAAGACCAGCCGGCCGTCACGGACGAGCGCGAGGTCGGGGAATCCCTTGGCAGAGTGCCGCGAGTCGTGCGTGTGGTAGACGAGCCAGCCGAGCGTGCGGGCGCACTCGATGATCGCTTCCTGAAGAACGGCCTCGGTCATCGCACCGACACGCCGATCGAGCCGTCGTTCTGCATCAGCTCGGCCGGACGTCCCTCCTCGTACCCTGGGTCTCCGGGCCGCAGGTGCTCCACCCGGCCCTGAGCGACCTCCTGGAACGCGAGATCCTCCGGGCTGTCCCACGGGCGCAGCGACGGCCTGACAGGGCCCGTGTGGACGCGCGCGCCAGTCTGCCCTCGGGTGGCGAGATACCGTTCCGCCCGGGCTTCCGGGCCGTCGTCCTCGATGAGCTCCACGTCGTCTTCCTCCTCGGTGTCCACGGGGATCGTCGCAGGCGGGGCGGACCGAGCCTCCGTCGTGACCGTCCGTTCCTCCGGCGCCGCCTCCCTGACCCAGTCGTCGCTCTCGGCGTAGGAGACGATCACCCCGCCCGGCCCCGGGCTGGACACGACCCCGTGCCCGTGCGCTGCCCGCAACGCTTCCTGCGTGATGAAAACAGCGCCGCCCTCCTGCAACGTCAGCGCGGCCAGCGCCGTCCGTAACGTGGCGACCTCCCGTTCGAGGTCCTCCGCCTCGCCCATGACGTAGTCACGGCTCGCCTCCAGCCCGACGAGGTGCGCGCGGTATGCGATGTTGCCCATGAGTTTCCTCCCCCTGGGTTTTAGTTGAGGCCTCGGCACATGCCTCGGCCGTAGGTGCCTGTCCAGGCGGTCCACCAGCGGCCGCCTCCGCTCATCGCCCACATCTCCGACGCCCCGTACCACGGGTCGAAGATCAGGTAGCGGAACCCCCGGCCGGGACGCCACCACTCCGGGTGTGCCCGTCCGTGCGCCGACCGGTTCATCTGCGGGCCCCCGTGGTCACCACCGGAGCTCACAGCGCCCGGGTTGCCCCCGGACTCGGCCATCATCAGGCAGACAGCGGTTTCGCTGCCGCGGCTCTTGAAGCGTGCCCGGTAGACCTGTCGCATGAGCTTCTTCATCAGCGGGGTCGCGCAGCCGTAGCAGCTGCCGGTGATCCCTCCGTGCAGAGCAACACGCCTCGCTTCGAGAGCGAGGTCATGCTGCGGCTCGCGTTCGGTTGTCGCGGACGCCGGCGTCACGAAGATCGCGAGCGTCACCACTATCAGCAGGACTTTCAACCGTCTTCTCCTTCTCGGGGACATGGACGGTGCGGGGGCACCTCGGGTTCCAGGTGAGCTGTCCCTGCACGCGGAGGGCCCGGAGATGCTCGTGCGCCGTGCCCGGCGACCTGAGTCCGAGCCCTGCCATCACCTCCCTGACCGTCGGCGGGAAGCCGTGGCGGGAGGTGAAGTCTTCGACGAAAGCGAGTGTGTCGCGTTGGCGCGGCGTCATGCGCTCTCCATGAGAAGCCGACGGCCGATCCACTCGCCGACGCTCGCCGTCACCGCATCGCCTAGCCCCGCGTAGCGTCGGGAGTCGGGGCCGGGGAGCGTCCACCCGTCCGGTAGCGCCTGGAGGCGTTCGCACTCGACGGGCAGGAGACGCCGGACAGCGGTCGCCTCGTGGACGGCGAGCGTCTTGTTCTTGACGAGCGACCGTGCGGGGTTGCCCGGTTTGTCGTCTATCCACTGACGAGACTTGCCGCGCCAAGATGTGTCGCCACTGCCGCCCGCCTGCCAGTCGAACGTGTAAGGGATGAACGTCTCGCTCTCCCCGTCGTCCCGGTTGCCCCGCTTCGCGTTCAGCGCGTAGCTCACGAGCCGCCCTCCTTGCCCATCGTTGTCATCCGGGCCACCTGTTCCAAGGCCGCTGAGAGATGCGACGGCAGCACCCGCCCGCGCTTCTCCGCGCGCCGCAGGATGCCTTGGGCAGCGCGTGCCGACAGCAAGTACCTGGCCGGCACGCGCTGCGGCGGCTCGAGGATCTCCGTCAGCGAGGGTTCCGACGATGAACACCCTGCGTCGTCGCTGCGGCACTCCGAAGTAACGGCTGTCGAGAATCCGCCAGGCCAGGCCGTACCCGAGGTCGGCCAGCGTTCCAAGCACGCTTCCGAAGTCCCGACCGCCGTTCGAGGAGAGGAGGCCGGGTACGTTCTCGACGAGAACCCATCGGGGTCGAAGAGCCCCGGCGACACGGGCGAACTCGAAGAACAGGCCGGATCGTTCCCCGGCGAGCCCGGCCCGTTGTCCGGCGACTGACACGTCCTGGCAGGGGAAGCCTCCGCAGAGGAGATCGAGACGACGAGTGCCGGATCTACCGACCCCTGACCGTGCGGTGTCAGCGGAGGCGTGACCGGGCTCTCCTCCCAGCGTTCGTCGTCCTGCGAGCCATCCCGCGCCCCATGTGGCCTCGTCGCCCGAATGAACGTCGCACACGTCGTCGTAGATGGGCACTCCGGGGAACCGCTCGCGCAGGACGCCCCGTCGCCACTCGTCGGACTCGCAGAGGAAAGCATGCTCAAGCCCTGCTCGGGCGAGCCCCGCGTCGAGTCCGCCGATCCCGCTGAAGAGGCTGCCGGCGCGCATCTACCCACCATGCTCCGGCTCCGACCTGAGCGCCTCGATGTCAACGTCGGTGTCCATCATCCGGCGCACCATCAGCTCCTCCATCTTTGCGACCCGGCGTTCGAGCGCGGACGCCGCGAGGAACCAGCCCTTCCACTGGCCCTTCATCTCGCCGCCGTCACGGTCGAGGATGAACGCGAAGAAGCCCGGCTGGCGGGCACGGCGGAGCGTCTCCCGCTCCTCCTGCTTCGCCGCCTCGAGCATCTCGCGGGCCTGCGCGAACGCCTCCTGCTGCATCTCCTGGAGCTTGTCTAGCCCGTCGGGGTCACGGAGGTCAACGAAGAACGAGCTCAGCCCCGGGGACACCTCCTCCATGTGCGGCGGGACGATCGGGGTCTCCTCCTCCTCGTCGTCGGCGCCGAAGAACGGGTCGTGGTCGCTCACAGCGTCTCCTCCTTCCGTCTCGGGTACTTCGCGTCCAGGAAAGCCTGCCCTGCCTTGCGGACGATGTACGCGCGTTTCGGGCGCTGCGCGGGCCTTTCGAGGTAGTCACGGATCCCGTAGGCGACCTGCTCCGGCTCGACGTAGGTTCGAGCGTCGAGGTCGTAGGTGCGCTGCTTGGTCTCGAACGCGCCGTGGCAGAGGCGGGTTCCGTCGCCGGCGAGCGGGGCGAGGCAGTCGATGATGTCGTCTCCGCCCTGCGAGCGCGGCACGAGGTGATGGGCGGTCTCGGCCTTGCGGCCGCAGCCGCACGCGCACTCGGCGCCGAAGCAGACGGTCCAGACGAGCGCCGCGTAGTCCTGGGAGGCGGCGACGATCCGGCCCTTCCGTTTCATGGTGCGGACCCCTCGGCCTTTCACGCGGAGCGCCTGCTTCCGGCGCGGCATCGGCGAGCGCTTCACCGCTGGCTCCCGGACGGCCGTGGTGGGCAGGGGCGGATGGGACGAGGGAACGGGTCAGGCATCGGGCTCGTCCTCCCATCGGATCTCGAATCCGAACGGTGCGAGTGCGACTGCTACTGCGGTCACGACGTCGAGCATGAGCGGCAGGTGCAGCGTGACCCGCTCGACCGTCACGGCTCCCGTCGAGCTATGAAGCTCTCGGACGCACTCGACCTTGGCCGGGTCAGCCATCAGCGGCCTCCTCGATCGCCCTTCCGTCCCACGCCTTGCCCATGAAGTTGATCCCGTAGGGCGGTAACGGATCCGTGACGACGGCGTCGACCGAGCAATCGGGCAGCGCTTTCAACTCCTCGAGACAGTCGCCGAGGATGAGGTTCACGGACACGGGGCTTCACCTCCCTCAAGCAGAGCGCGCAGAGCGCGGTCGAAGGGGAAGTCGGAGAAGATGCGACCTGTCTTGCCCCCACGCCCAGGAGTCGGGCCAGGATCCTCGTGAGTGCGAATCGAGATCGTCCGAGGCTGGTAGCCGGGCGGCAGGTAGGCGATCCGTCGAACGTCCAGCGCGACGAGAGCGAGCAGGTCGAAATCGTCGATGCCGTACGTCCGGCGCCCGCCCTTGCCAGTGCGAGCGATATTCCAGAGGTACCCCGCGCGATGGTTCACCCGCTGCGGGATCGCGCGCGGTGCGCGAGTGGTCTTGACCTGGATCCGAACGAGACGGCCAGCATCAACGGCGACGTCGTACGGGCACACCTGCTCGGCGCGGAACGCACGGAAGCCCTTGAGCAGAAGGTCAGCGCAGACGAGATGCTCGCCCGCCGTGCCTGCCGCGAGGTCCGTGACGACAGCGTCCACCGACTCGTCCGGCAGACCGGCCAGTACCTCGAGCGCGTCACCCACGTATAGCGTCACGTCCGGGTCGGTGAGGTAGGGGACGTTCACTCGTTCCACATCCCGTAGTCGTCGATCGCGTCCAGGAGCTCGCGCAGCGGGCGCGGCCGGTTCCTCCAGACCCGGCGCAGCCACGCTCTCACGGGAGCCTCCTGTCAGGGCCGAGCATCCGGTGCTGCACCGCCCCCTCGACGAGCCGCGACACGATCCGCTGGCCGACCATCACATCATCATGGCCGAGCCGTTCCGCGAGCTTCCCCGGGTCGTAGTTCGACGTGACGATCGTCGGCAGGCTCGCCCCGTACCGGTACTCGACCAACGTGGCGAGGCTGTCGCGGGCGAAGTCTGTCGCGCGTTCGGCGCCGAGGTCGTCCAGGCAGAGCACCTCGACACGTCGGCACCTCGAGATCAGCGTGTTCGGGGCGTCCTGCCGGATCCCCTCCCGCAGCTCGTGCAGGAGCAGCCGGAAGTTCACGAGCGTCGCCGACCGGCCGCGCTCGCAGAGTTCCCGGACGATCCCCCACGCGAGCCCGGTCTTGCCGACCCCGACACCGCCGAAGAGCAGCAGGTTCGCGCGGCTGTCGTGCTCGAGGTAGTCGCGCAGCCATCCGCCGGCGACGTCCAACGCGGCCTGCCCGCTGTTGTCGGCCGGGTAGGTGTGGAGCGTGAGCGGCGCGAGCCGGGCGGTGATGCCGGAGCGGGCGAGCATCTGCTCGACACGGTGCCGGGCCTGCTCGGCTTTCTCGTCCTGCTCGAGCCCGCGGGCGCAGGCGCCGCAGCGTGGCGGCCACATCGTTTCCCCCCACGGCATCCTGACCGGGATCACCCTGCCGCGCTTACACGTCGGGCAGGGGCGGCTCTCCTCACTGTCAGGCCTGGGTGTAGCGGGAGAGATCGTCTTGTGCGCCATGCGCCTCCTCCTTCCGCTGCCGGATCTGATGGACGAGCTGGTCGGCGTGCTTCGCCAAGGCGTGCTGCGTCAACGCGGCCCCGTCGAACGTGCGGCGGTACTCGACCGCGAGCTCCTCGACCCTCCGGGCGCTATCCACCCCGGCCGCCTTCAGCAGGGCCACGGCCCGACCGCGGGCGGTCATCGCCTGCCTCGTACTCGGCTCCCCGAGGAGCTCACTGAGCGCGTCCCACACGACGTTCCTAGGCCGCTGCTCCTCAACCGGCATGAGCGTGTCCTGCTCGCCTTCTGCCGCAAGAGCCGAAGGCTCTTGCTTAGCTCTTGGTTCTGTTCTTGGTTCGTCGGCCACTACTGGCACCCCCAACTCGGTCTCTATGTCAGGGCGTAAGTTTGACGCCCCGTCATCGTGGCGGGGTTTCCGCGTCACTATGGCGCGAGGTTTGGGTGTCGCGCGGGGACCTTTCGAGAGGTTGCATGCGGCGCACACGAGCACCACGTTCCCTTCGATGTAGTGCCCACCTCTTTTCTCAGGAACGAGGCGATCTATGTGCCACGCGCGACCGTCGGGGCCGAGCTCTTCATCTCCCGTGCCGCCGCAGAAGAAGCACGTCATGGCAGAGTCGGCGATGACGCTCTCTCTTAGACCTGTGGGCGGCGTATTCGCGAAGTTCGAGAAGCCTTCCTTGCGCGGGGCTCTGTCCAGATGGAGTTTCCACTCGGTCGGTGTTCCGCGGCCCCCTCCTTTCCGTGTCCCCTGGGCTTCGATGATCCCGCACGCCTCGAGCTGGGTGAGCGCACGCTGCACCGTTCTCACCCCGAGGTCCGTCTTCCAAGCTATGAACGGAACGGATGGACGCGAGCTGCCCCCGTCGGCGTGAGCATGGTCAGCGAGCGCCATCAGCGTCCACTTCATCGCCTGGACGGACACCATCGTCCCTTCCTCAGCTAGCCGCGAGAGGTCGAGTTCGAAGCACTCGCCCATCAGCTTCGCGCTCACCCGATGCTCCCGGGCTCGACAGACGCCACCCGCTCAGGCGCGGGGGATGGAGCCCGCGTTGCCCGTCGGCAGGTGACGTCTGTCCAACCCAGCATGTCCATCCGAGCGTTCCTCCATCCTTCCGAAGGCTGACCGCAAGCGGCGACACTAGCGCCCCCACCGGACGACTGTCAAGGTCAACGGTGGGGGCGCGTGTGTTCAACGGCGGCGGCGGTGGGCGAACTCGACCGCGGCCATGACGATGATGAGGGCGGAGACGAGCGCCTCGGCCTTCACTTGTGCGGCCCGCGCTCTTCACTCCAAGGAGCGATCTCGGGACCCGCCAGAATCCCGGAGTCGTAACGCCCACCGCACGGGCACTCTCGAATCAGTCCACCGTCGTGCTCCCCGATGACAGGGTGTGAGGCGGATCGTGCCCCGCATTTGGGGCACCGCGAGAGCGTTATGGAAATCTTCTCGCTCTTCACTTGTGCGGCTTCCGGCTGCGCGGGAACCCGCGGGCGGCGGTGATGTTCGTGATCCTCGCTTCGGGCATCGTCTGGACTTCCTTCAGGATCGCCCGTTCGATCTTCCATTCGCGCCGTGCCGCGACCTCGCGGCCGGTGAGGTAGCCGGCCAGGAAGAAGCCGCTCGCGAAGAAGACAAGCGCGACGAAGACGAGAACGTCAGCGACCATCGGTCTCACACGCCTTTCCGCCAGGACTTCTCGATACGGGGAGCACCGTTCTTCCACAACCTCTGCGGCCGCTCTCTACCGTATTTGTCGAAGTAGGTGCGGCAGGGAGAGCACCTCCTTCTTCGCAAGGGCTTGTACGGCCTCCCGCAGTTGGAGCATGGCTTCGGGGGCTCCTTCGAGCGGCCGGGCATTTCCCGGAGCTTCTCCAGCCGCCCATCGACGCGCATGTGACAACGCCGGCAGAGGATCTCGATGTTGCTGGCGTCGTTGTTGTCCACGTTTTCGTCCTTGTGGTGGCGGTCAACGGCGAGAGCGCCGCATCGTTCGCAAGGGCCGAGGGTGTAGAGGCGACGGGCTTCGTCCCGTCCCTTGCGAGGTCCAGGGACGCGCAGGCGTGCGGCGTGACCGCGGACGAACTTGCGCGGGTCGCCCTTCGCGTATCCGTCCCGGTAGTCGTTGCGGTTCGAGACAGCCGTCTTCTGGCCGCACCCGCATTGGCAATACCCGTGTGGTGGCATGATGAGATCATGTTAGTTACCACCTCGGACAGTACCTCGGCGCGCAAGGTCGGAAGGCTGATGCCACCAAGCGCAGGGCTCGGTTCCACCATCTCGGAAGCCACAGTAGCCGCACGCCCACTGATGCAGGATCGCCCCCGGCCACGGCTGGTCGGGCCCGTAGGCGACGTGGCAGAACGCGACCTGGCGGGCGAGGTAGCGGAGCTGCATCGTGACCTGCCGTTTCAGCAGCGGCGACGGCTTCAGCACCAAGCCCTCCTCGCTCGCCGGCGTGACGATCCTGGGCTCCTTCGTCTTCACGCTCAGGTGCCACTCGTGCGGGAGCCAGCGGTGGAGCATGTAGATCCCCGCCTGCACCCGCCATTCCGGCTCCGGTGTTTTCATCGTCCGGCCGCTCGTCTTCCGGTCGATGATCTTCAGCCTGGGCTCCGGTGTGCCGGCCGGGGTGAACGGCTCGTGCTGGCGGGCGACCAAGTCGAGGAACCCGATGATCGGGACCGGAACGCCGGGCACCATCACCGAGAACTCCTCCTCGACGGCGAGCGGCTCGAGCACGGGGCAGAGCTCGGTGCGGTAGGCGGTGACGAGCCGAACCCCGTTGTCTTTCATCGCCGCCGTCGCCTTCCGCCGGGCGACCTTCCCGCGCACCGTCTTGCCGTGGTCGACCTCGCCGGCGCCACCGGCCTGGCTGACCTCATGGTCGATCTGTTCCGCGAAGATCATCTGCACGTCGGCGACCGGAATGTCCTCACCGGTCTCCATCTTCTTGACGAAGTTGTGCTCGATCGCGGTGTGGTCGGCGCGGCCTTGGATGAGCGTGGCGGCGGGCGGGATCTTCTCGCCCTTCAGGTAGCGCCGACGGTACTGCTCCGGGCACTTCGAGAACAGCTTCAGCCCCGACGCGGAGAGGTGCTCGACGGTGGCGGGCCACTCCCCGGCCATCTCCGTGACGGACTGCGGTGTGAACGCAAGCTCGGTCACGGCCTGTCCGCCTTCGTGACGACGACGAACGAGCGCTCCATTCGCTCGAGGAGCGGGTCGAGCCGCTCGACGATGGCGACAGCGGCGTGCGCGAGCGCGCAGACACCGAGTGCCTGCGAGTCCGCGTTCCTGTCCCCCACCCATCCGTCGCTGTTGCGCGCCGTGGCCGCCATGGTGAGCATCCCCTTGGCTGTGTTGACGTGATCGGTCATTCGGTCCCTCCTTCCGGTGGGTTGTGGATCGGGCACTCGTCACCGATCCAGCAGCAGTCGTCCTCCTCGAGCAGCTTGACGTACGCCTGCGCGACCTGAACGGCGTCGTCGTCGGTGAACACGTCGCCCTCGACGATCTGCCGGGCGATCTCCTCCGGTGACTGGCTCACGACGCGCCTCGCTGCTTCGCGGCCGCCAGGATCTTCGCGACCTCGGACGAGCGCAGGTCAGCGAGCCTCGTGATCTGCCTGCTGAACTGCTGGGCTGCGGCGAAGATGATCGCGTTCTCATCCCAGCCGGTCTGCCCCTGGTCGGTCAGGGAGCGCATCGCCGCCTCGAGCGCGTCGAGCTCCGCGTCGCTGGCGAGCGTGTCCTCGACGACCTCACCCTCGACGACCGTCCCGTTCTCGACGGTCTCGTCTGCCCGGTCGCCCTGCCCTGCCGGGGCGGCGATCTCCTCGAAGCTGTAGACGTCCCCGAGCTCCTGCGGGAACGCCGCGCGGAGCGCGAGCGCTTCGGCGCACTTCGCGAGCATGTGCACGGGCATCCCGTTCGGCGCGTCCCGCCACTGGGCGATCGGCTTGCCGTCCTTCGTCTGCCGGAACTCGCTCATCAGCGCGACCCCGACGGTCGGCTCGCGGCCCTCCCTGACGACGGCGACCTTCGCCGCGGCCGGCACCTTCGCGTCTGTCCACACTTCCTTCCAGTCGCCGTCCTCGCCGCACCACCACGGACCCAGGCGGCCACGGAACTCCGACGTGCGCTCCGCGATCAGGCGGAGCCCGTCGATCGCGGTCTGCGGCTGGAACACCTCCGTCCGGGCCTGCGAGTCCCAGCGCTTGATGAAGTAGATCTGCTTCGCGAACGGGTCGAGTCCGGTGCGGGAGCAGACGTGCATGAACAGCCGCAGCTCGTCGTCGCTCGAGCCTTTGGCGACGGTCTTCTTCACGAGCTCGACCTGATCCCGCGTCCACGTCATGCCGGGGATCGGCGCCTCGAGCGCCCCGCCCGGCTCGATCACGGCGAGGCCAGCGTCGACTTCTAGACCTCTGAACGTGATGGGGGCGGCGAGCAGTTCCTCCCGCCGCTCCTCCGGGGTGGGCGGTGCCAACTTCGGCGGCTCGCCTCCCCCAGCGCCGTCGGCCTGCGCCTCCGGCTCGGCGGTCTCTCCCTCGAGCAGCGTCGGCTGCTCTGCCCCACTCGTTGCCGGTGATTCCGGCGGCGTCCTCTTCGCGGTCATGTCGCACCTCCGTCTACTCGCTTGATCGTCTTCCACACCTGCACGCGGCTGATCCCCGCGAGCCTCCCGACAGCGGTCGGTGACGCGCCCTCGGCGCGGATCGCCTTGTGCATCGCCCGGCCGATCGTCCGGCGGGTCTCACGTAGCGCCTCCTCCTGCCGGTCGCGTTTCGCGGCGAGCCGACGGAGGGCGGCGGCGGTGTCGGGGAGCACGTCGTTCATCGCGGGGTCCCGTTGCGGATCCGCCGGACCTCGGTCAGGATCTCGTGCCGGTCGTCCTCGCTCGCGCTCGCGTAGGCCATGTCGATCATCCACTTGACCCGTGCGGCAAGGTCGAGCGGATGGAGCCTCTCGGCCTCGGCTTTCACCCATGCGGGCGAGTTGCCGTGTCCCTGCATCGTCGTCATCCCTTCCTCCTTTCGATCTCGGCTTCGAGCACTCGAAGCCACCTTCCGTGATGCGTCGCGGCCAGCGCCCTCGCGTGTTCCTGCACGAGCCGCGGGGCGCCGTACCGGCGTGCGGACTGCACCATCTTCCGGCGTGCGTTGCACGGGAGCTTGTCCTTGCAGACCGGCCCGTTCTTTGGGGTCCGGCGGAGCTCGACGGACGCGACGGGCCCACGGCCACAGCGGCTACAGATCGGCATGGTCGCCCATCCTCTCGGCCCGTTCGATCATCCGGTCCCGGTAGCCGGGATGCTTCGGATCGTCGGGCGGGTAGCCGTCGGCGGGGTCGCCGGCGGCGAGCCGTTCCCTGCGGATGGACTCTCCCTCCGCGATGTGGTCGCGCCAGGACTGCAGCGCACGGTCGAGCTCGGCGAGCGCGTCGTCGCTGATGCTCGCGGTGAACGTCCAGTCCCCGGTCTCTTCGGTGTGCCGGAGACTCTCCGCTCCCATGTAGCCGACGAGCCGGAGCGTGATGGTGCCCTCGTCGGTCTCGAGGGTGGCGGTCTCGATCATCGTGTCACCTCCGCGGTCAAGTAGAGGGGTTAGCCGGACTAACAATAGCAGACGCGGCAAGCGGGCGCCCCTCGCCGGACGCCCGCCGCTCGCGGTCTAGCGCGCCTTCGGCGGCCGGTTGTAGGCGTAGTGGACGAACTCCTCGACCTGTCTCGCCGTTACTTGGCGCACGTCGGGGTTGGCTACTAAGCGGGCGACCTCGGCGCGCCACTCGTCACGGGGCACCGTGTAGGAGTCGCGACCGCTCGAGCTGGTGACTGTGACCTTGACGGACATCCTGCCTCCTTCTCTTGTGGACTGGCGACTGTCTCGTCGCTCACGCCCCCGCCCTGAATGGCGGGAGCGTCAACGGCGCGCGGTCTAAATCCAGGTGAGGTGCTTCGGGATCGTCGGGCGTCTCACCTCCCCCGGCCGGCGCATCCCTGAGCGCTTCCGCATCGTCCCGGCCTGACGCGGGCGGAACTCGACATCGGCCCGTCGCCGGCGGCTCATGAGAGCTCGAACCCGTCGCCGAGCATCCCCTCGAGCAGATCGTCGACGTAGCGCGGTTCGCCGGCGAGCGCGCCGCCCCACCACGTGCCGTCTGTGTTCTCATGGAGCCAGCTCGCGGCCTCGTCGGAGAGCGGGCGGACTAGGACAATCGAACCGTGGTTTTCGACCTGGACATCCGCGGTCGTGGCGGCCATCGGTCTCACCTCCTGCGGTCGTTGGAGCCCTGTACCGTCTAGGGTCCCGTCACCCCGCACGCCTCGCCGGCGTGCGGGGTCCCGGCGCACTAGTCGGAGAACCCTGTCAGCGGTAGCCCGAAAAGCAGCGAGAGCACGAGCCACAGTACGTAGCCCGCGATCGTCAGCGCGACCATGATCGCGACCACTAGCGGCCACGTCATAAGATCGCCGTTCGGGTCGTCGCTCCAGTCCGGCATTTCAGTCGACCTCCCCTGTCCCGTGCGGGTCGCGTAGGAACGCGAGCACGTCCGCGGGCACCGGCTCGGAGAGCCAGGCGGTCCCGTACTTGTATCCGCACTCCGGGCACGGCCGGCCGATCGCGTCGAGCTCGCAGCGCTGCGCGCGGCCGCCGCCGCCCACGAGCGCGATTCCGTCCGTCCGAAGCCGGTCGAGCGCGGCCGCGACATCCTCCGGCGACGCGGCGCCCGGCTTCGGCTCTTCTTTGCATGTCAGGCCGGGCGAGTGATACCCGTGGCACACCTTCCATCCGGCCGCGCGCTGATGCTCGCAGCCTGCGCGCATGTCGTTCAAGTGCCAGGCGTCCCAGGCGTCAAGCAGCCGCGCGAGGGTTTCCGCGTCCCATCCCTCGCGGTACTCGATCCCGCCGCGCGCCATCTCAGCTCGCAGCTCGTCGTCCATTTGCCCGCCTGCGTCCCAGTCTCGAGCCCCGGGCCGCTGCGCCGACGCGGTAATGCCGAGCGTCCCGTTCGGCCGTTCCTGCCCGTGGCGGAGCTCCCCGGGCGCGGTGTATTCGACCTTGACCTCGACGACGGCGCGACGCGCGCGCCCTGTGTCGATCGTCCCGACAGTGTACGTACGCGTAAACCCGTGCGTTTCCATCCTTCTCCTTGTCTCCTGCGCCGGTCGGCGTAGGCGTCACCCCAGCGGCTCGCCCCGCTGGGGTCCCGTCTACGTCGGCTACGCGAGCCGGATCGGCATCAGCGGCACTCAGCGGGACGGGGGACGGCGACGCTATGCCGCGTCAATGCGTCCATGACATCGGCGACGCTGAGACACGGTGCCGCGCCCAACTGAAGCAACCGGTTCGTCCCCTCCGAGAGTGAAGACGTGATCTTTCCCGGGACGGCGAGCACGGGGCGTCCCGCTTCCATCGCGAGGTCCACTGTGATGAGCGCGCCGGACCGCTCGCGCGCTTCCACGACGACGACGACGTCCGCGAGTCCCGCGATAATCCGATTCCGCGCGAGGAACCGCCACGGTGCAGGCTCGGTCCCCGGCTCATACTCGCTCACGATGAGACCGCCGGATGTGACGATCCGTGAGGCTAGGTCCGCATGGACATGAGGGTAGTCGCGGTCGATGCCGCAGCCGAGAACGGCGATGGTCGCAGCGGGGAACGGAAGAGCCGCCCGATGAGCCGCAGCGTCGATGCCGCGCGCGAGGCCTGACACGACCACGACGCCCTCCGCCGCAAGGGTCCCGGCCAACTTCTGAGCGACCGCGAACCCGTACGGCGAGCAAGCGCGCGCGCCGACGATAGCGACCGTCGGACGCGCGAGCAGCGCGGGAAGAGGGTTCAGCCGCACGCCGCTGTGGCGCACGTATAGACACGCGGGCGGATCGTGAATCGTCCGCATCCGCGCGGGAACGTCGGCGAGAGTGATGACTTGCTCGGTCATGCTGACCTTCCGTAGTCGGGGCGACACGTCGCGAGGTCCGCGCCGCAGTACCACTGTCCGCAATCGTCGCGATGGTAGTGATCGTGACCGTCGCGCCATTCCTGCACGACGTAGTCGTAGTGCGAGCCCTGCGCCATCGCCGCGCGCTGAGCTTCGGTAGCGTCCTCGAGCTGGACGATGACTGACATGGTTCCTCCGCGGTCGACGGGGTTTACCGTGCACACCGAATCGTAGCAGAAGCCGTTAGCCCGCGCAACGATATCCGAGCTCGAGGCTTGCGACGGCGAGCGCGCGTCCCTACAGCGGATGGTAGGCGGCCTGCAGAGGCCGCCCCCGAAAGCCGCCCCCATCCCCACCACGACACGAAACGACACGAAACCCGCGACCCCGCGCCCACCCACCCGCCACCACCGCGACCGCGACCGCGACCCCAATAACCAGAAACCACGCCACACCACGCCACGGAACAACCAGACCACGCGCGAGCGCAATGGGCGCGGCGCCCGCCCGCTTCGGCTTGTGATCGTTCGCGCTTCCCCGCGTATCCGGGGGATGCGTCACAGTGGCGCGGCCCGCATCCGCGTAGCCATGCGGGACGAGGGCGCCGGCGAGGGCGGGAGCCTTCCGAAACGCGGGGGAACGCTCCCCGATCCGCCGATATGCGCGTCACCATGACGCGACCGGGGCTCCTCTCCCGGGCGATGCGGCGACGACGCCCTCCCCCTCCGCGCTCCCTACACCTCCACCCCGCCAGGCGCGGCGCGCGCGCACGAGCGCGAGCGCGAGCGCGAGCGCGAGCCCCGAGGGGGGCGGCTCGCGGACGCGCGCGCGCGCTAAAGGCGGCTCGGGCCTGTATTGATTTCATTTTCTGGTGGTGTGTGTACATTGTCGGGTCAGTGTGTTAGGGTGGTGGGAACTTCGGGAGGGGGGTTGTGATGCGTGTGGTCGGGTCGGTGGTGGCGCAAGCCGCGTGGGGTTGGGTCTGATGGGGCGGGGTCGGGTGCGGGAGTTGGCGGCGGAGGCCGGGCTCGAGGGGCTTGAGCGGATGGCTCATGGGCCGGGGGGGCCGGGGGCTGTGGCGGTTCTGCCGACGCCGGGCCGGGTCGTGCTGTTCGCGCATGAGACGATCGTGGGGCTGGTTTTGCCGGCGGTCGTGGTCGCGACGGTCGGGTCGCTCGCGGCTGTGGAGGATCCGGAGGAGCTGGGGCTTCTGGACTGGCCGTTGCTGACCGACGACGGGCGCGAGCGGTGTCATCTGGCGGTGTTCTACGCGGGCGGGCAGGACCCGATCTTCGGTCGGCTCGCGTCACCGGTGAGGCCGGCCTCGAACGTGCCTTTCGGGGCGGGGTCGGGGGCGGGCACATGGCGGTGGCCGGACCGGTGAGACGGCTCGGCGGGGACGAGCGGCGGGCGGTCACGCGGGCGCGCGAGCTGATCGTCGGCGCGCAGGCCCAGCTCGACGAGGCCGCCGAGACGCTCGAGACCGCGGGCTTAGTGACGCACGCGGAGAGCGTCAGGATGGGCGCGGCAGCCCTTGAGATCGACGCGGCCGCCGCCGAAGCGTTGCTACGGAAAGGAGCCGGCGATGAGCGACCCTGACGTGCAGATCCAGCGGACCGAGGTCGGGATCGTCGCGACCGTCAACCTGGGCGGCGCCACACCCCCGGTCGTGCTCCCCGTCGTCTGCGATAACGACACGGAACGGGACCTCGCCGCGGAGCTCATGGGCACCCTCGCCCGGCGCGCGCAAGCGCTGATCGCCGAGGGCGTGAACGCCCTCACCGCCGTCAGCGGAGAGTACGAGCTCCTGAGCGCGCGCATGGACGCGGAACGGCTCGCCAGAACCCCGGGCCGGGCCGCGATGGTGCTCGGCGAGGTCCTCGTCGAACGACGCGCCCAAGACACCGAATGGGGGCAGCGGCACGACGACACACACGACGCGCGCGACTGGCTGACCGTGCTCGGCAAGCACACCGGCCGGGCGGCCGGCGCAGCACTCAACAACGACTGGGACCCGTACCGCCGGCAGCTCGTGATCGTCGCGGCCGTCGCCGTCGCCGCCGTCGAGGCGTTCGACCGGGTCAGGGAAACACACGATGCCTGACCTCACCGAGCGTGTCGCGGAGCTTGAACGGCTGCTGAAGGAGGCGACGCCGGTGCAGACGACGTTCATTGGCGGAGTCTCCCTGAACGAGATCGTGTCCAAGAATGGAAGGCACGTCGGAGCGTTCGTGCGACGAGAGGATGCTGCTTTCTACGTCGTCGCCACCAACGCTCTCCCTGCTCTCCTCGCGGAGCGGGAGAGGCAGGGGGAGACTTTCAAGCGGCAGCTTCGCTTGGGAACCGAAGACGTGCGCCGCGAGCGCGATGCGTTGCGGGCCGAGAACGAACGGCTGCTGGCGGCGCTGGCGGGTGCCTACCGAGAGAGCGATCAGGCTGGGCGCGCAGCCATCGGCCGTCTGTGTGACGTGCATATTGATCGCTCCGGGGCGTTGCTGGGGCAGGTTCGCGCCCTTGCGGAAGGAGACACCGATGCCTGAGCCCACTGACACCCGCATCCGCCGCGACAACACGCGAGACGCCCTTGCGTTAGCCCGCGCCTACAAAGACGAGGACAGTGAGCGTGGGTTCCTCGCGCGACAGGTCGTCCGTCTTGTCGAGGAGGCCGAGTGTGTCTGCGGCGAGATCAACGCGCGCCATTGCCCCGTGCATCAGGAAGGAGCCCCCGATGACTGACCTCACCCCCGAACGTGTCGCCGAGCTTGAGCGGCGCATTGGTCGTGGCATCGCTCCTGCATCCCCCGACGCCCTGGCGGCGCTCAACCTCTTGCTCCCCGCCCTCCTCGCGGAGCGGGAGAGGCTGATTCGGGAACGCGACGAAGCCGAAGAGTGTGTTACGCAAGCGCACAAAGACAGCAACGGTCTGCGTCGCCAACGAGACGCCGCCCGCACTGCGCCATCTCCGGGTTTCTTGGACGACGTGCGTGTGCTCATCACCGACTACTACTCGGGGCTGCCCGAGCACCGTGAGCCGGCTATGGCGGCTGCCGCCCGTTTGGACGAGATCCTGAACGACGAGCACGGCAACCCTCGCGCCGCCGCTCTCGCTGCCCCCACGAAGGGAGACACCGATGAGTGAGCCAACGATCAGCCTGCGGGACTTGCTGAAGAGGCCCGTCACGAGGCGGCGGAGTCTCTACTTCGTTGAACTCGACCCCGCCGAAGTCGCCGCGCTGGTTGAGGCGGTCGAGGCGCAGCTTGAGTACGGCGAGGGCGGGCACTCCTGGCGCTGTGAGTACCGCACCGCCGAGAAGGGCTGGAAGGAAGGCGACCCGCCGATCATCGAGTGCAGGTGCGGACTTGACCGCCTGTACGCCGCCCTCGCGCGCTTCACGGAGGAGGGGACGTGAGCGGCAAGCGACACCGGCACGAGTTCACCGCGCTCTGGTGGCACTTCGGGCCGTACGGCCTGCAGGACATTCACGTTCACGGCTGCCTCGATGAGGAGTGCGATCGGGTGCTGATCGGGTCAGGGCGCTCGTGCGACGGCGCTCCTGCTTCGCATCATCGCGAGACGCTATCTGCGCCCGCGGAGGCGTGCTCCTGATGGCCGTCTGCCCGTGGTGTCTGATCCGTGGCCGTGTTGTCAGGGAGTGCCTGCTATGCAAGGGCTCGGGGCGAGCCTCCTCCTGATGGCCGTCTGCGCGAAGTGCGGGCACGACGTGCGCCTCCACATGCCCGGATCGGTGTGCGGGCGGATGCATTGCTACTGCCGTGAGTTCGTCCCCACGCCCAGCCCCGCGCCTGCCCCCACGACGAAAGGAAGCGATGAACGCAACACAGCTTGACCCCCGTGCTGTCGCCGACACACTCGGCGTCACACCCCTCGACCTCGCGGAGTTCCTCCGCGACAAGGCCGGGGACCTGCTGTTCGACGCGACGAAGATCGCAAAGAACGAGCCGTGGTACGTGCCGGAGGACGCCGACGGTCGGATCGAACGCCTCGACACGCTCGTCGCGCGTGCCAAGAACCTGATGCGTGCCGCGGTCGAGTGCGAGCGTTGCTACCTCGAAGACAACCCCTAGAAAACTAGGGCGACCTGACCCCCACGACGAAAGGAAGCGATGCGTGACAGAGCCGAGACGGTCGAGGAGGTCGAACGGATTATGCGGGCCGCGCTCCCGACCCCGTACGACGAGTTCTTCCCCGCCCACAGCCTCAACGTGGACGGTGTCCGGGACGTCGCGCTCAACTTCGCCGGCGCGAGCGCGCAGGGACGCTACCCCGACCTCTCCGCGCGCCGGCAGCGGGTGATCGTGCAGCACGTCGCGCAGGTGTTCCTCGCCGCGTTCGAGCTCGGCATCCGCGTCCACGAAGAGACCGTCGAGGAAGGGACCCTGCCGTGAAGGACACACCGCTCGTCGGCGCCGTCGACCTGTCCGGTCTGAAGGAAGGCCTCGGCCCACGGGAGGCCGCCGCGTTCCGAGACGAGCTGATGATGATGGCGCAGACCCGTGAGCTCGCGCTCCGCGACCGTGTCACAATCAGCGCTGAGAACGAAGGGCTCACCCGCGCTCTCGCCGCGCTCGTCTACCGGTACGGCACCGACGATGGGGCGGGGAAGTGCTACCTGACGATCGACCATGACGAGTTCCACGACGCGATGAGCCGGGTCGCCGCCTTCTCGCTCGACCCGGGCTCCCAGCATCTGCATCTGGTCGTCACGCTCCGCTTCGACGGGGAGTGGACGGTGTCCGTGGACAAGCCGTGCGAGGACGACCTGGACACGCTCGAGCGGTTCGAGGCGCCGCCGGATGTCGTCACGAGCCCGGGCGGGTGGCGGATCCTCGTGCCGACCGCGCTCGGCTGGCGCGTCGCCACCTGGGCACCCGGGGAGGCGTGATGGAGAACCGCACGGTACGGGTGGACTTCCGGGCGACACCGACGCAGAAGGCCCGCTGGCGGCAGGCGGCGACCGCGCTCGGGCTGAAGGAACTGTCGGACTTCTACCGGGACGCGATCGACGGCTTGGCCGACGTCGTTCTCGCCCCGCCCGTGTCCGACCGTCCCTCAAAGGTGCTATCGTCCGAAGAGTGAGGGGTCCGCCGCCTGACGGCGACCTCCGCGGTCTGCGCTGAGCCGTCCCTGTGGCGGCTCTTCGCATTGTGGCCGTCCGTCTGAGCGTCTACCCTTCCGGTGATGGGCGAGAAGACCGACAACGTCGTGCCGATCGGGAACGGCCTGGTCGGCAAGAACGGCAAGCCGTTGCACGGTGCGGCCGGCCGGAAGCTCACCCCTGAGCAGATCGAGCAGCTGCAGGCGGCACGGCGGGCGAAGGCCGAGGAGACCGGGGACCATCACGCCGGCTTCGGAGGTCGTCGCCGCCGCCCGCGCATCTCCGATGTGACCGAAGACGCGCTCAAGAAGCTCGAGCCGCGCGCGCTGCAGGTGATCGAGGAGATGCTCTACGACGAGGACGTGAAGATCCGCCGTGACGGCGCGTTCCGGCTGCTCGCGTACACGAAGGGGCAGCCGACGCAGCGGGTCGAGACCGACCATGTCGAGCGGATCGAGTACGTGCTCGCCGAGCACGAGCCCGCCCCGGTCGCCTCCGGTGAGTAGCACCGTCGCCGACAAGAAGACCCTCCGTGTCGTTGACACCTGGACGCGGGCGGGGATCACGCCGAACCCGAAGCAGCGGCTGTTCGCGGAGGTCTGCGAGGAGGCCGGGGCGGAGGAGGTCATGTTCAGCGGCTCGATCCGTGCGGGCAAGTCGCAGGCGGCCGCGAAGAAGCAGGTCCGCTGGGCGTGGGAGTACCCGGGCACCACCCACCTTGTCGTCCGGCGCACGTACCCGCAGCTGCGCGACTCGACCTGGCCGCTGTTCAAGAGCGGCGACGGTGGGATGCCCGCCGCGATCCCCGACGAGCTGATCGCGCAGACGAAGATCGGGGACTGGGAGATCCACCTGAAGAACCGGTCGAAGCTGATCTTCCGTTCCGCCGACGACCCGCAGGAGGCGATGAAGAACGTCCGCAACGTCACCCTCGCGAGCATCTTCGTCGACCAGATCGAGGAGTTCGACCGGGACGCCGACCCGGAGCTGTACGAAACATGGCTGTCGCGGCTGTCGGATCCGCGCGGGCCGCGGAAGCTGATCGCGGTCGCGAACCCCGGCCCGACAACGCACTTCGCGTACAAGCGCTTCCATCCCGACAGTGACGAGCGGGAGCCGCAGACCCGCTTCATCAACGTCACGATCTACGACAACTTCCCGCCGGTGTTCCCGCAGACGAAGCTGCCGCTCTCCTACCTGCGCCGGCAGGAACGCCGCGGTGAGCGTGACCCGATGTGGTTCAAGCGGTTCTGCCTTGGCGAGTGGGGCGCGTTCGGCGGGAAACGCTTCCGCACCTGGAACCCCGACCGGCACCTGATCGCCCCGTTCCCGGTCCCCCAGTCCTGGGATGTCTTCGCCGGGATCGACTACGGCTGGCACGACGACACCGTCGAGATGCTGCTCGCGATCGACCACGGCGGCCGCTACTACGCGGTCGGCGAGTTCAGCGCGAACCAGTCGTCGGTCCGGTCGCTCGCCGCCGGGATCAAGGCGATGGAAGCCGACGCGGGCGCCCCCCCGTCCGACCGGTGGCTGGCACCGGACGCCTGGGCGACCCGGTCGGAGGAGCCGTCGATCGCCGCCCAGTTCAACGATGAGGAGGTCGGGGACCTCGAGTGCGGCCCCGCCCGCACCGACCGTCTCTCCGGCTGGGACCGCATCGACGACCTGCTCACCGAAGAGGTGCCCGGTGATCCGCACACCGCCGGGGACGAGGAAGGCTCCCGGGTGCCGCGCCTCCGTTTCTTCCGCGGCCGGGTCAGCCAGATCGTGCGTGAGCTCCCGAACGCGAAGATCAAGGAGGGCACCAACGACATCGAGAAACAAGCCGACCATGCCCTCGACGCTCTCCGCTACGGGATCAACGCCCGGCCGCCGACACCGCTCGAGCCCGAGGACGACATCGAGTCCGACCCCCGTGAGGCGTATGCTCGCAAGCGGATCCGTGAAGCCACCGAAGACGACGAGATCGTCTACTAGCCAGGGGAGGCCCCGATGCCCGAGTTCATGCTTCAGACCAACCCCGAGGTTAGTCCAAAAAGTTGCTATTGCTGTCACTCTCATGAAGGTCCGTTTGTCAACTTGCAGACCTTCGATCCGACCGGCCGGATCATCCTGCTCTGCGCGCCGCAGGCGGCGGGACGCCGGGAGACCGGCTGCGCCGGCGCGATCACACAGGCGATCGGCGGGCTCACCCCGGCAGGACGCCGCAGTCTGGAGCGGCGCACGGTCGCCGCCGAGGAGGCACAGCGCACGCTCGAGAGCCATCTCGACTCGATCCGTGCCGGTGTGGCCGGGGCGCTGTCGTGAGCCGTCAGCCGACCGAAGACAGATTCTGGTCGAAGGTCCAAGTCACCATCGGCGACTGCTGGGAATGGCTGGGATGCCGTAGCTTCAGCGGCTACGGGCGCTTCAACGTTGATAGGAAGATCGAGTTCGCACATCGCTTTTCGTACTTCCTCCATCACGGCTACTACCCAACTGAGATCGACCATCTCTGCCGGAGCCATTCCTGCGTCAACCCCGCTCATCTTGAGGCAGTCACGCACAGAGAGAATGTTCTTCGTGGAGAAAGTCCAGCGGCTCGCCATGCTAGGAGGTTGCGATGCAACAAGGGACATGCTCTCGTTGCCGAGAACCTAACGGCTGATCGCGGAAGACGCCGATGCCGACTGTGCGAAGTAGAGCGGAGTCGAAGTCGCCGAACTCAGGGGGTGCCTCTTGTCGCATGACGGCGGCAGGCACAAGAAGCTGCTGCGGGCGGGGCTGCACGCGCTCGCCGCCCCGGGTGTCCGCAAGGTCCCGTCGGCGGCGCCGCGCAGGACACCCCCCGCGAAGGCACGCGCGCGGCCTTTGCTCGCGCAGATGCTGATGCAGATGCGACGGCGGTAACGTCCGTTCGGGCGGGCATGATCCACACGGAACCGTGACCAGGGGGTAGCCATGCTGACCATCGCCATCATCACCGTCTGCTTCGCGTTCGCGGCGGTGCTCGCGTGCGCGGTCGCGCTCGTCCACGCGGAACGCCTGAGCGCCGGCCGTCTGATCCGTGAGTCGGACAGGCAGGCGCGGCTGCGGGAGTACCGGGAGGACATGCTGCTCGACCGTCTCGCGCACGCCTACGACAAGCCGTGGGCGGAGCCGCCCGCCGAGCCGGAGCCCGCGCGCGAGCCGTCCAAGGAGGACGGGGAAGAGCTCGACTACGACCTCTCATACATCGGCGAGCTCCCCGAGCTCGAGCCGCTCGAGGAGACCGAGGGGGCGGTGTTCTAGATGGTGAAGGTCTGGAACGGCGCCACGAACGCGGGCTGCAAACGGAAGCGCCCGGACGTTGACCGTTGCGAGGAGTGCGGCGGGTTCGTCGCGCAGGACCGGGCGGCCTCGGGCGCGACGATGTGCGTCGGGTGCGAGAAGGCCAGGGTCTAGGTGCCGTACGGGATGCCGAAGAGCATGGGCGAGGACGCCGAGATGGACGCCAGGATGGAGCGTTGCGTGAAGCGCGTCATGCAAGACGGGCATGGCAAGGTGGCGGCCATCAAGATCTGCAAGGCGTCGATGATGGGCCCGCACGGCGAGACCCCGCGCAAGGGAAGCCGAGGCTAGATGGGCGTGTACGCCTACGACGCGCTCCGCGACTCCGTCGAAGGGGTGGACCCGCGCGCCTACCAGGCGCGAGAGCAGATCACCACCTCGGGCGGCAGGAGGGTGAGCGAGGAGCAGATCGTCACGGAGATGCAGGAGCGGCGCCGTGCCGCCCGCGACGACCGCCGCCGCTACGAGCCGATGTGGAGGCTCTGCCAGTCGTTCCTCGCCGGACGCCAGTGGGTCGGGATCACCAGGCGCACCGGCCGGGTCGTGGAGGAGCGCAACGTCCGCAAGCGGGAGCGGCACACCGTGAACGTGCTCACCCAGTTCTTCAACACGGCGAAGGGGAAGCTGTACGACGACAACTTCATGCCAAACATCGAGTTCGCCCGCCCCGACTTCGAGGCGCAGCAGTTCACGAAGCACTCGGTCACGGCCTTCGAGTACGCCTGGGAGGAGGAGATCGGCGCGCAGGAAGTGATCGACGACATCCTCACGGAGATGCTCGCGTACGGCACCTGCGCCGGCCGGGTGCTGTTCAACTCGACACGCGGCAAGTTCCTCGGTGAGGTGCCCGTCGACGAGAACGGCCGGATCATCAGCGTCAACGAGTCCGATCCCGGCTACGGCGACCTGATGGAGAAGATCAACGCGCGCGACCCGTCGGTGCAGTTCAAGAACTCGTGGGAGGGGAAGATCGAATGGGACGTCCTGTCCCCCTTCAACATCCTGCCGCCGCCCGGTGTCCCGCGCGAGCGTGACTTCCCATGGATCATCATTGAGCGGCCGGTGCTTCTGAGCGAGGTCCGCAACGCCTACGGAGAAGCAGCCCAGGGTTTGTCCGAGCAGGATGTGCAGTCGGTCGACCTGATCGGCGACCGGGAGGTGTCGAGCTCCGAGGACCCGTTGGGCGGCACCGCGAAGCTGCGGGACATGACGCTGCTCTCGTCGATGTTCGAGCCGCCCTGCCCGGAGTACCCGGCCGGCCGCACCGTCGTCTGGTCGCAGGACAGGCTGCTCGCCCACCGGGAGGAGCTGCCGGTCACCGTCGGCGGCGAGCCCCGCGTCGGGATCGCGTTCTTCCACTACCACCGGCTGCCCCGCCGCTTCTGGTCGCTCGGTCTTGTCGAGCCCGGCGTTGGCCCGCAGAGGCAGCGGAACCGGGCGCGCTCCCAGTACATCGAAATGAAAGACAAGAACCTCGGCCGGGTGTACGCCCGCAAGGGGTCCCTGTCGGAGTCGAACCTGCCGGTCGGGAAGATCATGGAGCTGATCGAGGTGAAGGCCGCGGCGGACATGCCGACCGAAACGTCGGGGGTGTCGCCCGGCCCGTGGATCAGCGCGGAGGTCGAGATGAACGACGCCGACATGGAGAAGGTGATGGGCTTCCGTGACCCTGTCAACAGCGAGGCGATGCGCGGCGTCACCGCCTACGCGGCGTTCGCGCTGCAGGCCGAGCAGGACGACCGCAGGGTCGGCCCGATCATGGCCCGCTTCCGCGGCTCGCTCGTCGAGATGAGCCGCTACACCGCGTTCTGCATGAAGCGCTACTGGCCGACCGACAAGCACGTCACGCTCTCCGGCCCCGACAACGAGACGCAGGCGTTCGTCTACAACGCCGCCCAGCTTCCCGACGACGTGTACTTCCGGTACGGGAAGGGCGCGCCCGCACCCCGGTCGCAGGCCGCGGAGATCCAGAAGATCTTCGACATCTACGACCGGTCGGTGTCGAGCGGCAGGCCGCTCGGGATGCAGTGGCTGATGGACAGCTTGAACGCCGGGAAGGCGCTGCCGTTCCCGGAGGACGTGAACACCTTGCAGAAGGAGAAGGCGCAGCTCGAGAACATGCTGATGGCGCAGGGGATGCCCGCGACGGTCAGCCCGCTCGACGATCACGTCCTGCACATGGAGGAGCATCAGCTCGCGTTGCAGCAGGCGGTCATCTTCGGCCGGCCGGAGGTCGCGTCGCAGGTGCAGATGCACATGGCCGCGCACCAGCAGGGGATGCAGTCGCAGCAGCAGCTCGTGACGAGCGTGCCGGGGATGCAGGGCGACATGGGCGCGCTCGGCGGGCCGCAGGCGATGGCCGCGAACGCCGGGCAGGGACTCGACCCGATGATGATGGCGCTGATGGGCGGCGCCGGCCAGCAGATGACGGAGGGCGGCAAGTAGTCCGTCCGACGTTCGGGCTACCGTCTCGCGCATGGGAGCAGTCCACACCAAGACCCGCCCGCTCGGCTACCGGGAGCTCGCCGTCTCGACCGCGGTTGTTTCCCTCGCGGACGCCGAAGACCCTGCCGACGCCACCCAGGTCGGGGTGCCGCGCGGATCGGTGATCGCCCTGATCTCGTGCGAGGCGAACGACGTCCGCTGGCGCGACGACGGGACATCACCGGCCGCCACCGAAGGGATCGTGCTCTCGTCCGGGGTGACATTGGAGTACGACGGCAACCTGAACATGATCGAGTTCATCCGCAAGACAGCGGACGCGACACTCCACATCGCCTTCTACGGGGTCTAGCCGCATGCCGCATCTTCGGATGGGCGCCGACCGGCCGGGGGTCGTCCTGGAGACCCTCGACGACGGCAGCGAGATCGCACATGTCACCGGCAAGTCGCTCCGGCAGCCCGCCCCCATGCACCTGCCCGCCCCGCCCCCGTTGATCGTGCCGCCGGTCATGCCTCCCGGCCGGGCACGCCTGCGGGTCCTCGAAGCCGCCGTGGTGGTCGCCCTCGCTCTCGACTGGATCGTGGATGCCGCGCTTCGAGCCTGGTGAGCGCACCCGCGTCGCGCTCGCCTCCGTCCTCGGCGGTGACCGGCGCACCCTCAACCTGATCGCGGGCGCGAACGCCTCGATCGAGGTCGCCGACGACCCGGCCAACGAGGAGGTCGACGTCACGATCGGTGTCTCCGGCACCGGCAGCCTCCCTCTTAGCGGGTCGGCGGGCACCGGCAAGGGCTGGGTCTACGACGCAGGCTTGGGCGCGATGGTCTGGACAGACCTTGCGACGCAGGCCGAGTTGGACGCGGCGGTCGGTTTGCCACGCGCCCTGACGGGTGCCGTCTCCGCCACGCGCTATGTCGGTGGCGTCGCCTCGGTTGCCCCGACCACGGGCACGTTCGCTGCTGGGGACTTTGTTGTCGCCTTGAACGGCACGGTCTTCGTTTGTGTGACGGCCGGGTCGCCGGGGACTTGGACGCGGGTGGTGGCACGCTCGCAGCTCGCGCAGACTGCGGCGGGGGTGATCAGCGAAAATTACCCCCCATACGTCGCCACCTCTAGCAATGCTCCTACATCGCAGGTGGTTTTCGGCTACCTTCTCGGACTCCGGGCGGGCGATGTTGTCACCGGGATTCTGTTGCGGTCGGCTGTAGCGGCAGCGGGAACCGCGCCGACTACCGCCCGCTTTGGGATTGCCAACTCGGCGGGGGTGATTCTCGCGCTGAGCGGCAACATCAATGCTGCCGCTAGTTGGCCGGTCGGCGGCGTGCTCGGAGCCCTGACCGCCCCATACACTGTGCTCGCAGACGGCGGTTATTTCGCGTGTTTCGTCGTCAACGGCACCTGGGGAACGACGCAGCCTACGCTGAATCGTACTTCGGGCCTAGCGGGTTCGGGAGCGGTTGGCGGAAACGTCACTCCGAGCTTTTCCTGGGCTGGACAAACGGATCTGCCGGCGGTCGGCAACTCGCTCACAATGACCTCTTTGGCTAACGGCCAGTACATCGGGTTCTATTAGATGCCCGCCCAAACCTCACTCGTTGATGTTGACCGTGGCGACTACATCGAGCACGTCTACAGCTTCGACAACGCGACGACCCGCTCGATCTTCGAGGCGAAAGCAGGCGTGCAGTCGCGCGATTCCGACGCGCTCAACGGCAAACTGATAGCCGCGCTCGCGCTGTTGGAGCAGGCTGACACGAACTGGGCGGGACTCACGGCCGGGCAGAAGGACAACGCTGCGCGGCTCGTCGTCCGTGTCTGCGCCGCGCTCATCCGGAAGGAACTTAACTCGTGATCGCCCTCGCCCGGCTCAACCGTGGCAGAACGGAGGTGGACGGGTGACATCCGGCATCTCCTCTACCCTCGTGAGCGTGGAATCACTCTGAGCGGAAGGGAGCTCTGACACAGATGGCCCTGACCTACGCAATCAAGAAGCGGATCGCGCGCGGCAACTGCCGTGAACGGCTCGTGGAGATCACGCTCGACACCGACTACCCGGCCGACGGCTGGACGCTCGACCCGCAGGACTGCGGGCTGCTCTCCACGATCGACATGCTCGTCGTGGTCGGCTTCGAGCAGAACCCGATCGGGTACGTCTTCGCGTTCGACCATCCCGACCAGCTGCTGAAGGTGTACGAGGCCGGCGCCGACGGCGGCGACCTCGACGAGGTCCAGGTCGGCGAGAACAACCTCGCGAACGTCGTGGTCCGGGTCCTCGTCACCGAAGTCTTCAACGGGTAACGGGAGGATCAAATGGACATTCGCAAGAACAGCGGCAAGACGTTCTCGTTCAACCGGCTCAACTTCCTCGAGGGGAAGGGCGTGTCGATCGGTTACGTGCAGGACGACGCGCAGAACGAGGCGGAGCTCACGCTCGGGCTCGGCTTCCGAGGCACGTTCTGGTACGTCAACCCCGACCTCGGGGACGACACGAGCAACACCGGTCTCTCCTGGGACTCGCCGTTCGCGACGATGAGCAAGGCGTTCACGTCGCTCGACTCCGGAGACACCGTGTTCTTCTACGGGAAGGTGAAGGAGCAGCTGACGTGCCCGGTGCAGAAGTTCGACGTGACGATCGTGGGTGCGTCGAATCGGCCGAGGCACGCGGACGCCGCACCGGTCGGCAGCGAGTACGGTGCCACCTGGACGACCACGGCCGTCGAGGCGGCCACCACTCCGCTCGTGAAGGTGATGCAGCAGGGCTGGCGGTTCGTGAACATCCTCTTCGCCGGACCGTCCAACTCGGCCTCCGTGCTGCTGTTCCGGGACGGCGGGGCAGGCAACGCGGAACGTGACGCCTCCCACGCCGAGATCATCGGCTGCCGGTTCGCGTCCGGGAAGAACGGGATCGAGTCGTCCGGCGGCGCCTACAACGTCGGCATCTACGACTGCTCGTTCCACGACCTGACCGACTACGCGATCAAGCATACGGCTGGGGCGGGGATCGCCGCTTCGTACCGTTGGCAGATCAAGGGCAACCGCTTCCAGGGCAACGCGAAGTGGATCGACACGTTCAACGGGAACTCGTGGGAGATCACCGACAACGTGGTCGTCAAGACCACGACGCCGGGGCTCGTCACGAGCGGTGGCACCGGGGGCAACGCGATCGTCCGCAACGTGTTCAACATCGCCGCCGCCGACTTCGACCCGGCCGGCGGGTTCACCGGCCACGCGACCGACGTCTGGTCGAACTACCTGACCGACGCGATCGAGACGGGCCTGCCCGCCAACTAGGAAAGACCACTCCACCAGGGGAAGGAGCACATCATGCGCGACAAGGACAGGATCTTCGAGTTCGAGACGGTTCTCGACGGAGACGTCGGTGCCGACCCGACCCCGCCGGCACCACCCGCAGGCTGGCAGGGGCCGTCGCAGGAGGAGTGGCAGAACGTGATGGGCTTCCAGAGCCTGATCCTCGACGCGCTCGCCGAGGACACCGACACCGGAGATCCCGTCACGCCCGACCTGCCGAACCTGACCGACCCGGCGCAGGCCCGGGCGTTCATGGAGACCGTCGCGAACCAGCGTGCGGAGCAGCTCTACAAGGAGCGCTTCGCCCCGTTCGAGCCGATCCTCAACGACGTCGCGAAGGAGAAGGGCAAGGAGATGGTCGTCGGCGAGCTCGACCGGATCGCCAAGGGCGACCCGGCATCCGGGCGGGTCGGGATCGGCGAGTTCGACCGGGAGCAGGCGACGATCGTCGCGCAGGCGTACTTCGCGCAGGGCATCCCGGCCGACAAGGCGATCCGGCTCGCCGCCGAGAACACGCTCG